ATATAGTAAGTATGAATAAACAAGAATTAATATTTTGGTCCTTTGTAATATTAATATTGTTCATTAGTATTATTCAATGGGGCAAATACTTAATAAATAATAACTATATTATAGAACCTTTTTCAAATAGTCTTGATAAAGATATTGGAGACCCATCAACAAATCATAATGTTGAGGTTCCTTTAACCAGTACATTTAGTTGTAAAAATATGTGTGGGCCTAATAATAGATGTTCGTTAACTGGCGAACAATGTAGTTCCGATATTGATTGTTTTGGCTGTAATCCTGGAACAAAGCAGTTTTCAAATAGCAAGCGAGATTTAGACGATATGGAAGCAAATTATATAAATGATAGTAAAAACCCGGCAACAACACTATATGCATCTACTGGGTCATCGCTTATATCTGATATCGGAGTTAATGCCAGAATTATAAAAAATTCCGATAATAGTTCTCCTCAATATTTTAAAGGCGTAAATACTTGGAAAGAATCTTTTGATGCTGGCATGGAATTATATGATAAAAGATATACTCCGGAGACATCAGAATTTACACCAAAATATCCGACGAGAGATACTTTATCTGGAGAATTCATAACTAACGGCCCATTAGCCTCAAATGAATTCTAGACGATTATCGTAGTTATACTATCAGTCTTATTTATTGTTACCTCCTTTGCTATATTTCTTATTATTTTATTATAATTCTTCTCATCTTCTTCTTGTGTTAACCCGCCAGTTGCGTTTATTATTATATTATGATACTCCATATGTTTTTTGGATTCATAATTATCTGACTCTGGGTTCTCTTCCTTCCAATCGTTTATTTGCTTTAAATTTTTAGCAGCAATATGCTTAATAGCCGCCTTCATCTTCTTTTTATCTTCATTATCTTTCTCCCAAGAGTCTTTATCTTTAACATATAACACTTCTCTCTTTAAATCACTACAATGAATTGGACGTTTAAGAACATCCAATTCTTTGAGCCCTCTAATAAAAATCTTTGAAATGCCTTCAGTATATCCTACTCTACCAACCATATCTAGGTCGGTGAGTTTCATCTGCAATTGACTAATAAAATCCATAATATTAAGAGCATCCTTGCATTGTTCGTTTAAGAAAATCTGCATATTAAAATTATTCATTGTATTATTTGTTGTATTATTTGTTATGTTTGTAACCTGACCTTGGCTCTTCTCTGCAATCTCAATTAGTTTTTTATTTTGTTCAATTAACATCTCTTTTAATTCTTTATTTTCTTTTAATTGTTCGCGAAATAATTCTGTTATTGCATCTAACTGTTTAACATCATTATTGGTAACATCTTTGGTAAGGTCTTTTGTAACATCTTTGATAACGTCTTTATGATTCAGATTAAATGTAATAATTGGTTCTTCATTCTTAACCGGAGTATGCTCTTCAGTTAACTCAGAAGATTCACCAGAACATTTTTTACTATGGCGCCATAATCCCGAATTATCTTTATAAATTTTGTTACAGTATTTGCAGACAAATTTTTTATTTTTAATCGGTTCTAAAAATTCTGCTTTTTCGCTAAAAATCATTGATTTTTGGTGTTTTGTAGACAATAAGTGGTCGGCGTAACTACTTTTCTTGCTCGTCTTATAGTCACAACTTTCGCAGTAAAATCTTGAGCAGATTTTTGGCAGAATTTCATTGACAACCATTGCTTAAATTATCAATAGAAATTCTGCTTATATTAATTTCTTAAAATATATAAAAATTTTGTCATCACAAATTTTGCGTTATTTTTTCTGTGACTAAGACCATAATGCTCTGAAAGGCGATTTTTGAAGGTGTTTTTCCCCAAAATCTCCCCCTTTTCGATTTTTGGACATAAAAAATGTCCAATTTTGAAAATCTCGAACACTTTTGTACTTTTTAAACTTTCCCTTACTGAAAACCCAAGTTTAAATTCTAGTTGGTTCCCCTTATTGATTATCATTTAAAACTATGTAGGTATTTTTCATAACATTTTCTCAGTAACAAATGTTAAGAAATTCTCGGTTTTTAGGTTGCATACATAAGCCCACAATTGCCTCCAATAAAGGTCACAAGGTTTATTCTCTCCTCAAACAAAGTTAAATCATAATTATAGTTATAAATTCTCCAAGTTGGTTTATTGATGCCAATAATATTCTTACTTGCTGGGTCACAAATAGCCAATGATTGAGCGTATGGGTCAACGGTTGGAATAACTGTTGAGAACTCTAATTCAATCGTAGAAAATCTACTCATGTTTATAGCGCCGGCTGGCTGCGTATCAAGCGGCGAATTTGTCATTCCAAAACTATAAAACAATACGCCCTCAGGTAAGTTACTTCCAGTACGAATCCACTTTTCAATAAAATTATATACACCATATGGTTGAGGGTTCTCTCTATATGAACCATCTAATAATAAAGCCATTGAAGTCAAAATAGAGTTCTGATTCTCCAGATTATAGTTTCCAGTAACATACCAGCCAGTCAAAGAACCATTCGAATTTACGCCAGGCCCAATAAACGCCGCACTAGTCGAACCATCTGCATTATATCTAACTATTTCCAAATAACCATCAGTTGGCGCCGGAGTAATATCGTATGGTAAATAGTTATATGGCCAATTAGTATAGTTTGACCACTCGTTTCTTAAATTAACATCGCTTCTCTGAAAGTAAAACATATAATTTGCTACCATTCCAACTGAATCCAATTGTACTTTGTTTGTTCCCGTTACATTATAAAATTTTTGTGTTCTAACTTGTTTAAATAAATACTTTTGTTCTTGAATCGCAAACAACCGCGACTCCGCATTAGAAAGAAAACAATAAGTGCAATTTAAATGTATATCAGCATTCCATAAAGTTCTAGTATCATCATAATCTTCTAATGCTAAAGCAACTGATGGCGGTGTTTGTAAAAATCTATAAAATTGCATATACCATAAATTAAAATTCGGTGCGACATATGGATAATTGTTTTCGCTATCAAACACATCACGAATTCTGAATAATTCTTGTATTGGACGCATAGTAACATTTATGTGTAATTCATTATATTGAAGTGCTACTAAAGGGAATGCCATTTGAGTTTTATAATTAAACCAACTACCGATAGGTATATATAAAATTCTACCACGAATAGATGGTTCTGCTGCTGCTGAGGCTCCCGCATAATAAGCATTTGGATATGAGTTAACGCGCGCTCCAGAGTTGGCAGGGTCATTTATGGACGCAACATTTCCGGTCATATTATCAAACAATGTCTTTTTTGTTCCACCCAATTCACGCTCTACGATTAATTTTATATATTCTCCTGGATACTCTTGTAATGTTTGATTTCCACAAGTAATAGTAATGCGAGATATCATTAATGCACCGAGATTTTCAATCCATTTAAACCCATAAGGCACCCATTCACCGCTATTATTTTCCAAAGTTTCCTGGTCAGTATTTGGTGGCATAATAGGACTCCAAATATTAGGTAACTCAACACTTAAATAGCAATCCATAAGTAAGTCGGCATAACGTGGTATTTTAAACGTAAAATTGGATTCTTCGGCTAGGCGCAAAGTTCTAGAGCCATCAAAATCTACTCTGAATTTTTGCATGCCAAAATTAGTATACCTTGCATAAGTGGCTTTAAAGAATGTTTTTGATGGGTTTCCATTTAATATTATATTTTGTTGACCTTCGCTAACTAATTGCATTAATCCTCCAGCCATATTTAAGATATATTATACATATAAATTATATTTTTAACTATTTTGGTTTTTAATTATATTATAAAAATAGTATAATATAATAGATAGTCATGGACAAAGAAAAAGGTGTAAATATAATGAGTTTGGTTAAAAATTTTAAAGATTACTTTGCCGCAAATATTATATTTAGCATGATAATCATGCTTATTATAGTAATGTTATGGTATTATTTTTATATGCGAAATCTACTATATAAAGAATGCTCTATAATGGATTCTACCTTTTCTACAATGAATGGAGCCATAAAGTCGTTAAACGCTACTGATAAAAACTGCAAATATACGTTTAAGGATTACTATATAAAGTCGGCTTATAATTGTTGTAGTCCAGGAACATATAAGAACGATTATGTATCAACCTGTTCCCTAAAAGATATATTAAAACAAGGGGTGCGTGGGTTAGATTTTGAAATATTCTCTCTTGACGATATACCTGTTGTTGCTACTTCTACGGTTGATAGTAATTATATTAAGGAAACATATAACCATGTTCCTTTTGCGGATGCTATGAATATTATTATTAATTATGCATTTGCAAATTCAACTGCGCCTAATCCAAATGACCCTATAATATTACACTTACGGTTTAAGAGCACAAATCAAAAAATGTTTCAGAATTTAGCAAATATAATAAACGCCAATAAACAATACTTTTTAGGGCCTGCTTATAGTTTTGAGCAGAATGGTAATAATTTTGGAAATGTTCCATTGTTAGATTTAATTAAAAAGAAAACAATTGTGTTAATTGTTGATAAATCAAATAATGCCTTCATGGATTGTAAAGATTTATATGAGTATGTTAATCTAACTAGTAATTCTATTTTTATGCGCGCATTACATTATTATGATGTTAAAAACACGCCTGATTTATCAGAACTTCAAGAATACAATAAACAAAACATGAGTATTTCTATGCCCGATATTGGCGCCGACCCACAAAACCCGAGTTCTTATGTTTGTCGGCAAACTGGATGCCAAATGATTTCTATGATGTATCAAAAGAACGACACGAATTTACAAGAAAATATTGCATTTTTTAATAAATGTGGTTATGCGTTCTGTTTAAAACCCGCGGAATTAAGATATATCCCGGTAGTTGTGCAGGCGCCCGCGCCACAAAACCCAGCATTATCTTTTGAAACTCGTAGTGTTAAGAAAGATTATTATGCATTTAATATTTAATACCAACCTTTCAAAAAGGTTGAGCCAAACAAATATCAATCTTTCAAAAAGGTTGAGCCAAACAAATATCAACCTTTCAAAAACAAAAACAAAAACAATAATTATTGTATTATGG